ATAGATGCAAACACATCTGATTCCGCTGCGAATAATATCGTAGCATTCTCCCGCAGCACTGTTGCTGCCTAAATGGGGGATGGGGGATAGGTTATCCTTCTAATCCAATAACTCTTGGGGGTGTGATGCCCCTTCTTTATGGGCAAGTAGCTCAGCTGGATAGAGCCACGCACTTCTAATGCGTTGGTCGGGGGTTCGAGTCCCTCCTTGCCTGCCAGGGCGATTAGCGCAGCGGTAGCGCACCTCCTTTACACGGAGAGGGTCGGGGGTTCGATTCCCTCATCGCCCATAGTATACCTATACTAATGAATAAAGAAAAAGTAAAAGACCAGCTACATGAGTTGCGTAACGAGCTGGCATACATCAGAGGTATGTTAGAAAATGTTAGTAATCAAGTGCAAGAACTGCGGGAAAGTGTTGGAGAGCCACCCAACCAAAACAAAGTGTTGCGGATGTCCGAATCTTACGAGCATCCGTGGCACCAACATATCAGGGAAGGATCTATCTCTGATAGAACTGGTGTCGAGTCCCCAGAAACAAAAGAATACTACGAAGCTGTCACCGCAAGACTTGGTTTTTCAGGAGGAACGGCGACAACGCAAGGTCCGACGCATTGACTTTGAAGAACGATAAAATTATTATACAAACAACATGAAAATTTTTCTAGACACAGCAGACTTCGGTGCTATCATCGAACGTTCTCGTACAGGTATCATTGCTGGTGTGACAACTAACCCAACACTAGTACGTAAGCAAGGTGTAGACTACCGAGATCTTATTGCACAGTTATGTGATGAGTCCTTTGGGTTTGAATCTGTATCAGCAGAAGTCAACGGACAGACAGCAGAAGAACTACTGGAAGATGCCGAGAACTATATTGGTCTTGGCGAAGCAGTTACTATCAAGTTGCCTCTACATACAGAGGGTCTGATTGCATGTAGAGAACTAGCTTCTCGTGGTATCAAGACTAACGTAACCCTGTGCTTCTCTGTTGCTCAAGCAGCTGTGACTGCTTTGTCTGGTGCCACATATATCTCCCCATTCGTGGGACGGTTGAATGATAATAGTGTCAGTGGTGTTGAGTTGATCCGTGCTATCTCTGGTTTGTACTGCACACAGGGACAGCGTACCAAGATCCTCGCTGCCAGTTTGAGAGATGTCCACCACGTCTCGCGTTGTCTTCTGTATGGTGCTAGTGTAGTTACTCTTCCAGTTGGGGTATTTGATAAGATGTATAAGCATGTCCTTACTGATGTAGGACTGGATATCTTTGAACAAGATTTTAGGGAAATCAATGAAAGAAATTGAAGATATGATGGAGGTTAGCGAGGAAGAATTCCAAGCTAACTTTGATGAGTACATGGAACTCATTGAATCTAAACAAGAATATATTCTTGTTAGACGTGCTGATGGTACTGCAGTTGTTGCTGCACCCGTAACAGAAGACCTCGAACCATTGCTTGACATTATGCCGACATTAGACTATAATGACGGAGTTGCTGGAGACCCTTCCTTCTGATGAAAATTCTTCTTGAGCGTTTCCCATACCGCTACGTTGAGTGTGGTGTGTTGGAGACCAATGGTATGCCTGACTTTCGTATTCAGAAAGCAGACTCCTATACTAAAAGGTATAGTGACATGTATCTTCTAGACAATCAGATGCAACTTCTGACTGCCATGGAAGACTTTGAGTATACCAAGTGGTTGGATCCAGAAAACGTTCCCTGTTATGTGAGAGAAAATGTCAAAGCTATCTGAAGCAAAAGAACTAGTGCGCCAGGAACTTCTGGAAGCACTGCAAAATAAGAACGGTGAATCCGTTCGTGATCTCTTTGAGGTCTATGATAAACTTCGTGAACTATCACCTGGTGATGTCATTGAGTTTACTAATCCTGAATCTGCTTACAACTTCCAGTTGTCATCTGACTATCTTGATACTGTAAGTTCAGAACAATATCCTTTTGGTGTTGTACAAGGTGCATATGCTCCAGTAGATTATGTTCCAGGTGGTCTGGGTGCTGATGTCATCTCCTTTGGTGGTGATACCACGATGACTACAACAGGTGGAGATGGTACGGATACCATCAGTCTTGGATAGACTCTAAACTTATCCTGGTGGAGCTGGGTAGATTCATCTGCTGGTCCAGTCTCGGTAAGACTATAAACTAGCCCTGGTGCGGGTGTTGCTGCCGCCTGGTTTCCAATTTCCAGTTAAAGAATTGGTGGCGAGCCTGTGCATTGGACTGACCTCCTGTGGTGGACACAAAACAAACTGTCCACCTTGACAGATTTCACAAAATCTGTTATCATAAATAAATGTTACAACTGGCACTGTGCCAATTGTAATAAAACGAGACACGTCGAGTCTCTATTCATCTGTGGGTAAACATTCCACAAGTAAACAAAGGTATTAACAAACATGATCAAATCTGTATTCGCAGCAACCGCTGCTCTTTCTGTCTCTGCTGGTGCCGCTTTCGCTGGTCCCTACGTTAACGTCGAAACCAATGCTGGTTGGACGGGTTCGGAGTATAATGGCGCTGGAACAGACCTTCACGTAGGGTACGAAGGTTCCTTCAGTGACACTGGTTCTTACTACGTCCAGGGCGGTGCTACTGTGCTGACTCCTGACGGTGGTGACGCTGACACCGTGCCTTCAGGTAAGGCAGGTCTTGGTTTGAGTCTGACTGAAGCACTCGGTGCTTATGGTGAGGTATCCTTCGTAGGTTCAGGCGACGAAGATCTTGACCGTGGTTACGGAGCAAAATTGGGTGTTAAGTATTCTTTCTGATACTGTTAACATCTAGGTGATATTATGGGGGTGCAATAGCATCCCCTTTTTTTATGAAATTTGTTCTCAAATTCCTAACGAATCCAGGAACGTTGACTTCCCTTCTGTTGTTAGGAATGATAGCAATGATAGGGGCACTGCATAACCATGCTCACTTCTCAATGAATCAAGACGCAGATGCTTATGTGAGACAGTGGTGTAGATCATCAGCAGAAAACAAAAAGACCTGCATCAGTTATGGTAGTTCGTATGATTAAAAAGTATTTGGGATTACTTAAAAAGATTCCAGAGAGACACTACTTCCCCATCTTTATTATTGTATCTCTCTACTTCATCGTTCCGATGAGTGAGATTGTAGTAACACTGGGTGCTATTCTTTACTTCAAGTATGAAACTAAAGTTAGACCTGTGGTTGGTAGACTTACCGAGAGACTACCTAACTGGATAACATATGGTGGTAGTGTCCTATTCTTCCTGGTAATGATTGACGACACTCTCTTTTATGTGGTGCTCTTTATCATGGCAATCTGGGGAGCAAGTAAAGCAAGCAAACCTGATCCGAATGATTAGGAATAATTATCAAAGGAGGGCTTGACACCCTCCTTTTTTTGCTATATACTATGTAAAGAAACATTACGGAGTGTAACATGACTGTAACAACTGAAGACGGTGGACGTACAAACATGTATGCCACTGAACCAAGAATGTATATCTCCGAGACTGACGCCGAGCGTTATGGCTACGAGACATATGCAGAAAAAGCAGAGAAACTAAATGGACGGACTGCTATGGTTGGATTTGTTGCTGCTGTTGTCTCTTATGCTTTCAGTGGTAGCGTATTTTTCTTTGGTGTCTTCGGATTCTGACAACTGAAATGCGTCTGCTATAATAGTGGATAGATACTTCAGATATCAAAAACCAAATGACAAATCCTAATGCTCTCTATGAGGACATGCAAAAACTGGATGACATGTACGAAGAACTTCTATGGCATCCAGAAGACGAGCTACAATTCTCTCATGATGGAGAGAAAATTATTATCACCAACAAAACTTTGGAACTGAATGGAACCCTCTCTACTTGAAGTCCTCACATATTATGTGATCGGTGGTGCTCTTATCATTGGACCACCTGCAATCTTTCTCATCATTGCTATGATGGGAGCCATCCAAAATACGAAAGGTCGTATGGTTGGATACAAAGACCACAAAGAGTATGGTGATAGTTCTATCTACGAGAACTCACCATCAGATCAAACCAAATTCTATCTTACACTCGGAGAAAACTCATGAACGAAAACGCAGAACGCATCAACGGTTGGGCAGCAATGCTCGGAGTCATCGCAGCAATGGGTGCCTATGCATCTACAGGACAAATCATTCCAGGAGTATGGTAAATGTTAGTATTCGCATCAGGTCTGGTACTTCTCTTTATTATTAACGCAGTCTTATCTGATATTGATGTAGATGATGATGATCAAGGTGGTGGCGGCATGATGATCCCCGCTATGGCTCCTACAGGTTGAGTAAAAATACTCATCTTTCGGGGGTTGACGGAAAACCCCCCATCTGCTATAATAAATACATCGATTGGTTAAGAAACCAACACATTTCTTAACGGTTCGTAACACTCCTCAAACCAAGACCTATAGGGTGTATAAACACGTCTTTAATACCTCTGCCTAGGGCGCAGAGGAATAGTAAAACCATCATCTCCCTGATGATCTTACTTTCTTTCAAAACAATGGCTTCAACTCTTTCAAGGCAACAATCTGCCGCACCGTGGGAATCTTTCTGCGAGTGGGTAACCTCCACCAACAACCGTTTGTATGTTGGTTGGTTCGGCGTACTGATGATCCCTACGTTGCTTGCTGCAACTATCTGTTTCATCGTCGCATTCGTCGCTGCTCCTCCTGTGGACATCGACGGCATCCGCGAACCAGTTGCTGGTTCACTCATGTATGGTAACAACATCATCTCTGGTGCAGTTGTTCCTTCTTCTAACGCAATCGGTCTTCACTTCTATCCCATCTGGGAAGCCGCATCACTTGATGAGTGGCTGTATAACGGTGGTCCTTTCCAACTCGTAGTATTTCACTTCCTCATTGGTATCTATGCATACATGGGACGTGAATGGGAACTCTCTTACCGTTTAGGTATGCGTCCATGGATCTGTGTTGCCTACTCGGCACCAGTCGCTGCTGCGAGTGCAGTATTCCTCGTCTATCCTTTCGGTCAAGGTTCTTTCTCCGATGCTATGCCTCTTGGTATCTCTGGTACTTTTAACTACATGCTTGTATTCCAAGCAGAACACAACATCCTTATGCACCCGTTCCATATGCTCGGTGTTGCTGGGGTATTCGGTGGATCTCTTTTCTCTGCTATGCACGGAAGTCTCGTTACTTCCTCACTTGTTCGTGAAACAACTGAAACAGAGTCACAGAACTATGGTTACAAGTTCGGTCAAGAAGAAGAGACATACAACATCGTTGCTGCCCACGGGTACTTCGGTCGCTTGATCTTCCAATACGCTTCATTCAACAACTCACGTTCATTGCACTTCTTCCTTGCTGCATGGCCTGTTGTTGGCATCTGGTTCACCGCACTTGGTGTCTCCACGATGGCGTTCAACCTCAACGGTTTCAACTTCAACCAGTCCATCCTTGATGGTCAGGGTCGTGTGCTCAACACCTGGGCAGACGTATTGAACCGTGCAGGTTTGGGAATGGAAGTTATGCATGAGCGTAACGCACACAACTTCCCACTTGACCTGGCAGCTGCCGAGTCAACACCCGTTGCCCTAACCGCACCTGTTGTCGGTTGATAAATAACGTGGTATAATATGAGGGTCTTCGGACCCTCTTTTTTAATCTTCAAAACTATGGCAACATTCAACGTCACTCTCAAAACTTCGGAGGGCGATCATCAGATCACTTGTGAAGATGATCAATATATTCTAGACGCTGCTGATGAAGCAGGTATTGATTTACCTTACTCTTGTCGTGCTGGTGCATGTTCTACTTGTGCTGGTAAGATTGTGAGTGGTACTGTAGATCAGAGCGATCAATCGTTCTTGGATGATGATCAAATTGAAGCAGGATTGCTTCTTACTTGTGTCTCCTATCCAACATCTGATGTAACTATTCTTACTGAACAAGAGGAGTCTTTATACTAATGTCCTGCAATCTTCGTCTTAAAATTTTGGAATCACTTCGTGCTCAAGCAGAAGGAAACATTTCAAAAGCAAAAACAAATATCGAAGTCTATCTACACAATCCTGTAGGTATTGGTGAGCATCCTGATGTACTTGCTGCCATTCAAGAACAACTAGACATCGTTGCTCATGAAGAGGAACGTGTTCAAGTTCTTGACAAACATTTTTCAGAGCACAATTAAGGTAACAAACAATGGTAGCGTCAACATTACAACAACAACGGAGGGGATGGTTTGATATCCTGGACGACTGGCTTAAACGGGATCGCTTTGTCTTTGTGGGTTGGTCTGGATTACTTCTTCTTCCCACTGCTTATCTTGCAATTGGTGGCTGGCTTACGGGCACAACATTTGCTACGAGTTGGTACACCCACGGACTTGCAAGTTCGTACCTTGAGGGTGCTAATTTCCTTACAGCAGCTGTCTCAACGCCTGCTGATGCTATGGGTCATTCTCTTCTTCTACTTTGGGGTCCTGAAGCTCAAGGGGATTTCGTCAGGTGGATCCAACTTGGGGGACTATGGAATTTCGTGGCTCTCCACGGTGCCTTCGCCCTAATTGGTTTCATGCTCCGACAGTTTGAACTGTCACGTCTCATCGGTATCCGACCCTACAATGCGATTGCTTTTTCTGGTCCTATTGCTGTATTCGTGTCTGTATTCCTCATCTATCCTTTGGGACAGTCATCTTGGTTCTTTGCGCCGAGTTTCGGTGTTGCGGCGATTTTCAGGTTCCTTCTCTTCCTCCAGGGCTTTCATAACTGGACGCTCAACCCCTTCCATATGATGGGAGTTGCGGGTATCTTGGGAGGAGCATTGCTATCTGCAATCCATGGCGTAACTGTAGAGAACACACTGTATGAAGATGGAGAACAAGCAAATACCTTTAAGGCGTTTGATTCAACTCAAGAGGAGGAGACTTACTCTATGGTCACTGCAAACCGCTTCTGGTCGCAGATCTTCGGTGTTGCATTTTCTAACAAGCGTTGGCTTCATTTCTTCATGTTGTTTGTGCCTGTTATGGGTCTTTGGGTCTCCTCTATTGGCATTATTGGTCTTGCTCTTAATCTTCGTGCTTACGATTTCGTGAGTCAAGAGATTCGTGCAGCAGAAGATCCAGAATTTGAGACCTTCTACACCAAGAACATCCTATTGAATGAAGGACTACGTGCTTGGTTAGCACCAGTTGATCAACCACATGAACAGTTCATCTTCCCAGAAGAAGTTCTACCACGAGGTAATGCACTGTGATTAAGTCACTCTTCAGTTTTATATTTGCTGCAGTGATGTGGGTACAAGTCCCACAGTGGCAGGATGACTGGAGTAAGTGTGCAGTAGATGTACCAGACACAGCATGTCATTGGTACATCACTGCACCAGACAACACCTTTGGCGAAGGATTCAGTTGGGCGAATGCTCCCTGGTTCAGTGCTGAAGGTCTCCTTGACATCGGAGAACTTCATAATACAATGACATCACTACAAGGAGCATGATGAATAGTTTCGAGTTTGCACTTTACTTTGTGTGCTTTGCACTCATTGCTGGCGGTGCCTTTGCTATGATGTGGTCCAACATTCAATCTATTAAAGTAGAGATGAATATTCCTAAACCACGTCACCCCGAAGCACCACAAGCAGGTGAAGAGGTGATGTATGTAGATTTCTCTAGAGAAAAACTGGAAGAGCTTTACAACAAAAACAAATAGTGGTATACTAGGGGTCTTCGGACCCCTTTTTTAATGTCTTACGAACTGATCCCTCCCAACGATCCCAGGTACTTTACCGAGACTTGTCCCAAACCATATGACAGACACAGCTATAGGATGGTCTTTTCTAATGGTCAGTCTGAATGGTATCCACACTGGGATCTAGTGCAAGCTAGGTGGTTCCAAACACCAACTCAATTCTTATCTCACATTGAGGTTGTTGATCCGAAGAAGAAGAAAGAAAAATCAGGAGGATTTGCGTGAGTGATTACAATATGATGGAGTTGTTTCCACTTGTAATACATTCTGTTTATGATGAAGACTTTGCAAATGAAGAATACATCAAATACTTTCATCAATACAGAGACACGTTTCCAACAGAAGTTGTGAGTAATATGGGTGGTTATCAATCAGTATCTGATATCCATCAAGACATTGATTTTGTTCCTCTTGCTACTAGAATATGGGAGATGATAGAACCATGTTGTAATGAGATTACTGAACAGTTTTCTGCTAACGGATATCGTGGAACTCAATTACAACTAGATAATATGTGGTTCAACATTAATGGACCAGGGAATTGGAACGTAGCTCATACACATCCACACTCATTTTATTCTGGTGTGCTGTGGATTTGTGCTCCTGAAGATTCTGGTGATCTAGTATTCAGATCTCCCCATGAACATCAACTCTATGGATATAGAGACAGTATGCATACTATCCCACCTGAAACTGGTAGGGTAATTATGTTTCCTTCCCATCTTCTACACCAGGTTACTCCAAATAAAAGTGTAGAAGATCGCTATTCAATTTCTTTTAATCTCAATCTTAAAGTCGCATGAAAATTTCTATCTACACCATTCCTGGATGTACCTACTGCACAAAAGTAAAAGAGCTTATGGTACGTGCTGACTTGGAGTACGAGCATTTTCTAGTGGGTACAGACCTGACTAGAGAAGAACTTGTTCGGTCTTACCCCTTGGCAAAAGGCTTCCCGTATGTTATTATAGATGGACAACCCGTTGGAGGTCTGACCCAAACAGCAAAGTATCTGATGGACAAAGGACTTGTGAAATCTCGTAAGAAAAATGGATGATCTTGAGATAAATAAAGGTGTGGAATTAATGCTTCGCAGGAGGGCGAAACAACCTCCTCCACAAGAGAGGGGGTTCAAGTTCAATCACAGTTTATCTCTCCTCAAAAAAGTATTTCAATGTAAAATTGAATTTACATGGAGGGAGGAGAGCACTACCTAACAGGAAAGATGCTATGACTACTGCAGTAATTCTTACATTCGCAACAATTTTGATGGTTTTATTTGGAATTGTTGGTGGATTAGTTGGATGGACAGCAAATGATTTCCTTTATGCATACATGAATACACGAGCAAACCTTCCCCAGCATCCAGAAATGTATGATGAAGATGGTATGGTTGTAAATGAAGAACTCTTATCAGTACGTTTTGTAGACGAGGAGGACCCTGAAGAGGATGGTTATTATTGATATGAATCAGGTTATGATTAGTAACCTGATGGCACAAATCAAACAAAGTGAATTGAACGAGAAACTGGTGAGGCATATGGTCCTTACCAGTCTTCGTTCTTATGAGAAACAATACACCAAAGAATATGGTGAAGTTGTTCTAGCCTACGATAGCAGACACTACTGGAGGAAAGATCTGTTTCCTTTTTACAAAGCAAGTAGAAAGAAAGCAAGAGCAGAATCATCTCATAACTGGTCAGCAATCTTTGAAGTGCTGAACAAGATCAGAGATGAGATCAAAGAATTTTTTCCTTACAAAGTAGTAGAAGTCCATGGTGCTGAAGCTGACGATGTAATCTCTACATTGTGTAAGAACAAAGGACCCAAGGACAAAATTCTTATTTTATCTGGGGATAAGGATTTCATTCAATTGCAGAAATACCCAGGAATAAAACAGTACAATCCAATTACAAAAAGACCTGTTGCTAACGATGATCCCTGGCATTATGCCAAGGAACATGTGATGCGAGGGGATAAGTCAGATGGTATTCCTAATTTTCTATCTGATGATGACACATTTGTAACTGGTGTCAGGCAGAAACCAATCAGTCAAAAGAAAGTTGCTAAATGGATTGAGCAAAAACCAGAAGAGTTTTGTGCTACAACTCAACAACTAGCTAACTACCATCGCAATCGTAACTTGATTGACTTTGACTGTGTGCCAGCAGAAATCGAAGACAAAATTCTCCACGAATATAACTCGATAAATATTAGTGGAAAGAAAGTTCCTTTAGAATACTTTAAGGAACATCAACTGAACGATCTGTTGCAAGAATTCTTTTTTCGTAGTTCATCACCTTTTGATACATGAAATTGTTAATTAATGAAGTGCTCCAGAAAGTGAGCAATGCAAAAACTAAACCACAAAAAGTTAAGATACTTCAGCAGCACAACACACCTGCTCTTCGTTCTATTCTTATCGCAAACTTTGATGAGAGTATCGTAAGTATGCTGCCTGTAGGAGAAGTCCCCTACATACCCAACGATGCCCCTGAAGGGACGGAACACACTGTCCTAGAGAAAGAGTACCGCAAACTCTATCTCTTCTTCAAGGGCGGTAGCAGCACCCTTAAACAGTCTCGACGTGAGGAACTGTTTATCCAGATGCTAGAGGGTCTCACAGAAGGTGAGGCAGAGGTGCTTGCCCTTATCAAAGATAAGAAACTAGGCAAGCGTTGGAAGGTCACCAAAGCATGTGTCCAAGAAGCATTTCCGTCTATCAATTGGGGTAATCGATCTTAATGGCTGACAAAGTTAGAGTATACAAGAAAGATTGTGATCCTTCTGAAGCAGAAGATAAATCTCTCCCATATATTGCTTACCTAGTTGAATACTCACAAGATGGTATGACAAAATTTGACATCTGTATTGCTGGCAAGAGAGTAGATCTTTTTGATCATTACTATGATCAATATAAACAAGACTTCATTACTTTTACCCAGACTCAAGGTAGAATGAATCCAAGACTCTGGGTTGATCCTACTGCAGCAACTGATAAAAAATAGTAAACTGAAATTGAGATTTTGATTACCAGGATTCCTAAAAAAATTCCCCGTAAAAAATTGCCTCAATAGGTGTCGCACAATACAAGTTGACACAACTAAATAGATATGGTATAATAATACCATCGTTCATCCGAGAGATCGGACGCAAGTAAGTCGCGGAACGGAGCGTTCATCCCATGCTAGAATTATTATTCTATACAACACTCACTTGTTCTCAAACTGATGCTATCATGCTGAAGATTGAGAACAATGCGAATCTATCTTCTGTATTGAAGGTAGAGTTGGTCGAGACCCTTAAGGACTCATCACCAGAATGTGAGTGGTACTGGGACGAAAACGACTGAAGGAACGGGGATTAAAAACCCTCTATTACTTTAGGAGTACCTACAATGAACACCCTAACTATCATCAAGAAGCAGATCCAGAAAGCAGCTGCACTTCACGACGCACAGATCAGTCACGCCGCATATCGTGGTGTTGAGTATGATACACGTTGTGTGGACAACAAGGAGTCGCATGGCACCTTTTGCTATCGTGGACGTACCTATACCAAATAAGGTATAGATCTTCTGAAGATCAGACCACAAAAGTTAATACTTTTGTGTTAAAAGAGAGGTATTTATACCTCTCTTTTTTTGTTTGTAACCAATGTTACCGTTTACAGACATATATACAGTAGCGAAAATAGGTGAAGAAAGTGAACCCAGAACCCTCTTACATTATGAGCCCAAACGAACATGAGGTGGAAACATGCATGCACTACTATCATCCAATCAATTAGGTGAATGGAAACATTTTCAACAAACAATTGATGATCTAGAATCTGAAAATGAAAAACTAGATGACTACTATGAATGCCTAATCGAATGTGATGCTCTCGATCAGTCGCAATGTAAACGAATCTGTAAACGAATTTTAACTTAATTTTTCAGGAGGGTTGCTACCCTCCTTTTTTTATGTTATAATGTGTAGGTCTTTAAGATACGTATGAAGAAGCTACCGAAGGTGCGAGCACTTAAGAAAGCAATGAAAGAACAACTCAATACAATGACTAAAGAAGAAGTTCAGCAGTCAGTGAGTGATCTTTACGATGCAATGCTTGAGAGAGAACTAATTAAACAAGATCAAAAGAGAAAAGGATTTGGGTATGACATCAGTCAATCTGGTAAGCGTGACTCCAGAAGCAGAGAAGATGATGGGGTATGTAGCGAGAGTGAGCAACCCAGCGAACCAGGAGAATCCGAAGGTCTCTGGACTCCTTAAGTATTGCGTCAAACACCAGCACTGGTCTGTGTTTGAGCAGGCATACATGACTCTTGAGATAAATACAACACGAGGTGTTGCAGCTCAAGTGCTACGGCATAGATCATTTACATATCAAGAGTTCTCTCAACGATATGCAGATTCATCTCTACTAGCTGAAACAATTCCTCTTCCTGAACTACGTCGTCAGGACTCAAAGAATCGACAGAACTCTATTGATGACATCGATCCTTTTGTACGTCAAGAATTCCAAATCAAAATGCAAAAACATTTTGAAGATGGAATGAAACTCTATCAAGAAATGCTTGATAGAAATATTGCAAAAGAATGTGCTCGTTTTGTGCTTCCTCTTGCCGTACCAACAAAGATCTACATGACAGGCTCATGCCGTTCGTGGATTCATTATATTCAACTGCGTTCTGCACATGGAACACAGAAAGAACACATGGATATTGCGGAAGGCGCACGTAGTATCTTTATTGAACAATTCCCTACAGTATCCGAGGCACTTGAATGGAAATGATTGAAGAAAAGAAAGCACCAAAACCTGGAGATCCATTAACTCTAGAAGAGATGACTGAATCTGCAGAACTCTTCTTCCCTAGATTTAATATTGTAAGAGACCGTATGCCTGATGGTTCTACTACTGAAGATACATTGAAAGTGATGGAGAACATTGCTAAACTTGGTCATCAGTTAAGGGGAGAGAAGACGGAGCAAGTTCGTCTAGGTAGATTTGGATTCAACAAAAAGAAACAAGAGGAGGATTAATGCCTACGTATCCTGTTAAACATATGCAGACTGGGGAGACTAAAGAACTCCACATGACTGTAAGAGAATACGATCAATGGAGACTAACAAACCCTGACTGGGATAAAGACTGGTCAGCTGGTGTTGCTGGTGTTGGTGAGGTCGGTGACTGGAAGAATAAGATGAGTAAGACTCATCCAGGATGGAACGAGATTATGAATCGTGCATCAAAACGTCGTGGTTCAACTATTGAGTGGTAACTATGCCTAGATCTAGAAAGCGCAATCAACCTGACATCAATGGTATGTCAAGCAAACAGATGAAGAGGAAGAAACCTATTGATTCTTCTTATCTGTTACCTGTAGAACCTCTAACAGATAATCAAAAGATTATGTTTGAGGAGTATGGAAAGGGTCAAAACATCTATGCTTATGGATGTGCTGGTACGGGTAAAACATTTGTTGCTTTGTATCTAGCTCTTCGTGATGTTCTTTCAGAACACACACCATATGATAAGGTATACATTGTTCGTTCACTGGTTGCTACGAGAGAGATTGGTTTCCTCCCTGGCACACATGAAGACAAAGCATCTCTTTATCAGATTCCATACAAGAACATGGTTAAGTACATGTTCGAGATGCCTGATGACAATAGTTTTGAAATGCTGTATGAGAACCTGAAGGCACAGGAAACTGTATCATTCTGGTCCACATCATTCCTACGTGGTACTACACTAGATAATTCTATTGTTCTTATCGATGAGTGTCAGAACCTGAACTTCCACGAACTTGATTCAATCATGACACGTTGTGGTCAAGATACAAAGATCATGTTCTGTGGTGATGCTCGTCAGTCTGACTTGCAGAAGAGCAATGAACGTACAGGCATCGTTGACTTCCAAAGGATCCTAGAAGACATGAAAGAGTTCTCTTTAGTTGAATACAACATTGAGGACATCGTTCGATCGGGTCTGGTCAAATCATATCTAATTAGTAAAATTAACTTGGGTCTTTAATGCATATTTTTAATCATGTAGATGGCATCCTGCCAATTGAAATGAAAGCAGAGATGATTGATGGAAAGAGATACTATGTCACTCCTACAGGTGGTAAGTATCCTTCCATCACCACCGTGATTAGTAACAATGCAAAGAAACAAGCTGGTCTTGCTAAATGGAGAGCACGAGTAGGTAAAGAAAAAGCGCAAGCAAAAACTACTCGTGGATGCAACCGTGGTACTCGGTATCACAAGCTTGTTGAAGATTATATCAACAACGAGTTGGATACAAAAAAGTACAAGGACATGCCACTACCGTGGACTATGTTCCACTCTTCTCGTGAAGTGCTCGACCGTATAAATAGGGTATACCTACAAGAGGCAGCTTTATACTCTGATTATTTACAAATTGCAGGACGAGTGGACTGTATCGCAGAGTATGAAGGGGAACTGTCTATCATTGATTTTAAGACAGCAGAAGCCCCAAAGAAGGAACTATATCTTTACGATTATTTCGTACAAGAATGTGGCTATGCATGCATGCTGCAAGAAGTGTATGGTGTAACCGTAAAGAAGTTAGTTACGATTGTTGCTTGTGAAAATGGTGACACTCAAGTCAAAGTTGTCCCACCAAAAAAAGAATACTTTGTTAGGTTGCAAGAGTACATCCGAGAATACCAAAACAAATATGCTAGACAAACTAGAGGATAAATTTATGACAGCTGCGAAATTTTCGCAGGAAGTTGAGAAGATTGCCTTTGACAATGCAATGAACTACATTGA